TCTTCGCTGTAAGGTCAATGTCATCTGGCAAAATTTTAAGGAAGTCACTTAAAGGCAAAGGTGTCTCTCTTTCCCCTAGCAAAACACTGGTGCTACCTTGCAAGTTTTTAAGTGCACCAATATCTGTTTCAGTCAATGCATCTATGCCCTTGCCAAAAAGTCCTCTGATTATTTTACTACCAGCAGGCATTAGTCTTCCATCATCATTTTTGGACCACCATGCCCAAGCATTTGATTCATAACGTCAGACATATCGCCTGCATGAACTTTCATGATCTTGACTTTCATCTCATCGCTATCTTCTTTCATCTCTTCTTCCTCATCACCTATGCCATATTCCATTTGATGACAAAGCAATAAAAAATTTACGAGTTGATCGTCACTCAGCTCTAAGCCTTCGCTGTCATGCGCAAAACCCATCTTCTCCATAAAGAGCTCTGCGTTCTTTTCCATGTTGTCTACTTCTACTTCTGCCATTTATATCTCCTTCAATAGTAAATTTTAGTTCCTGTTTTAACTTTCTCCATTTTACAAAGTGCTGTAATCTTTTTTTTGCCCTCTGTTGGCTCTCTGGGTTGACCCATCATTCTCCTTGCAAAATATTTACACCTGTTAATGTCGTAAAAATATATTGTTGGTGGTTTAACTGCACTCCCGATGTAAATATATAAAGCAAAAACTAACTCCATTAAAAATTAAAAATGCTGAAACCACCACCCCCTATGTCAGGAGCAGGAGATGAAACACCTCCAATATTATCTTGACCTGCACTTCCGACATTAGGTTGTCCTCCTCCACCAGTGAAAAAGTCAAAGACTCCTCCAGGCTCAAAGGCTGTTGGCTGACCACCTCTAGATCCTCTCTCTAAGCCAAGACTGTCTTCAAGATTTCTTGTTCTTTCTCTTTGAATAAATGCATCAAACTGGTCTGCTCTTCTTTGGGCATCAGCTTGTTTTCTTTCAAACTCTTCCTGTTCAGCTCCACTGCGACCCATAGCTCCAGCTATATCAGGGAGACTCTCTTGCATTTCTATTCCTGCCCTTACAGGGTTTGATAAAGTTTCAGCTTGAACATTTTTCACATTTGCCTCTATAGCATCAAGTTGTGCCTGAGACATATCTGGCGTTGCACCAGTCATAAAGTCTGTTATTTTTTGCGAATAGTTCGGAGCTATACTGTCAAGTAAATAGGTTGTTGGCTCAAACTCATTAGTGATTGGATTATAAACATTGTCTTTTATATTACTTTGAAACTGCTCGAAGTTTCCAGGCTGTGTTGGTGATGGATCTATGTTTACTATAGGTTGCTGGTTTATGACTTGCTGGTTCATTGGAGCAGAATCAGGCATAAAGGAAAATGTCTCTGAATCGCTTGATGTGTCTACAGTTTCTAAAGGTGAAGCCTGTGGCTGATTATTCATAGCCATGTATGTATAAGGATTAAAAAGGCTATCAATATCTGTCATAGCCATGTTTGGTTGTCTAGATCTTGTGCTTGCTAAATATGCTTCTAATAAAGGGTTTATTGCCATTATCTCATTCCCATTGGTGGAGTTCTAACCATGCCTTGATCCATTGTAGGATTGACGTTTCTTACCATTCTAGGATCTATGTTATTAAATCTTTGATTCTCAAAATAAGTTCGCTGACCATCACGCATTGAACCCTGAGGCATCATGCCATCAAGTTGCCCTCTAGGCATTGACTTAATTAACGCATCTAAAGCACCCATGCCTTCCTGCCCTTGAGCACCTGTTCGCTGACGGATCTGCTCAACTTTTTCCATCAGATAATTCATCATGCTCTCTTGGGATCTCGGATCAAGATTTGTCATTGGCATGTTCTGCATCATTTGCTCTGCCTGAGGCATGGGTCTCGGTGCTTGCATACCACTGAATGCTCCAGGATTAACTGGTGCCATCGGCATTACATTAGCTATCATATCAGTCATTCGTTGGGTCATTGCGTTTCATCATCTCCATATTTAGTTTAGCTTGATTTTTTTCTCTTTCAAGTGCTAAGTCTGCCTCAAGCTTTAAAACTTTTGCCTGTAGCTCTGCTTGGACTTTAGCTTGTTGCACTTGCAGATCCTGTTGTGCTTTGGCTTGATCTATCTGAATATCTGATTTTGCTCTTGCTTGATCGGCAGCAATCTCGGATTGTGTTCTTTGCTGAAGAGCTTGTGCCTCGAGTTGTGCGAGCTGTTGAGCATATTGTAGAGGATTCTGTCTTTGGTTAGCTCCTGCCAACCCTTGTATTGGTGCCATCTGTGGAGCTTGTTGTACGACTTGTGCAGCTCTCTGACTAATCAACATATCCATCTCTGGATCGATATCTTCAAACTTAAACTTTGGATCTCTGATGTTCGGTAAGTTCGGCAATGGCATACCAATCCCTGCCTCCATGCGTTGACGATATAATAAGGCAATATGCTCTGCAATGTGTGCAATCAATATTGGCTGTAGTCCTCTTGCTGCAGGGTTGCCTGCCAATGATGGATCTGATAAGAACTGCGTGTGAACTGCAATATGCGCATCGTGGTTTTGTTCAGGGAAAGCTTTGATTGGCTTGCCGAACATTATCGACATATTCTCATCAATGGGATCAAGTCTTGCTGCCTCAGCAGGCTCTTTTAAAATTTCTGGAATATTCGGGATACGTATTGCCTCATACATTCTTTTGTATGCTTCATAAAGATCATGAAGTTGAGGTGCAGATCTCGCCATCTCAAGTATGGCTTGTGCTTGTGCTATCCTCTGGGCAGTGCTAAAGATGTTTGGATCGCTGACTGGTATTATGTCTATTCGCTCGTTGAAGTCTGCTGCATAAATGTTTTCTGCTGCACCAGCAACTGCAAAGCTGAAAGACTCTGGTAAATATTCTGCATTTAATCTAGCGAGCATTTTAAACTCTTGCCCTTGGGAATAATGCAACCTTTTATGAATAGCTGAAAAAGATTTTGAACCTTGCTCAATAAGTGCGACAGTTGATCCCACGGGAGCATTTGGGTTTACGTCTCCGACATTTAAGTCGGCTGTGCTAGCAAAACGCTGTCCTGCCTGTACAATCAGACCAAGCAAATTAAATAATGTGCCTGATGGTTCTTTGAAAGGCAAAGGCATCACTGCCTTGTTGACATCATCAACTGTCGCATCTAGATCAACAAACTCTCCAGGATTAACATCTATCTCGCCACCTGTTACTCTGCCTTTTAATTTAAAGCCACCTTGCATATTCGCAAATGCAGCAGAATCAAGTAAAGCTCTTAATGAACCTGTTGCAGCTTTGCCAAGTCCTCCGATCATGTGATATAAACCAAACCCATAGAATCCAACTCCAGGAAGGAACTTGTAGCTCACAAACCAGTCTCTCTTTTTCTTTTTCTCGTCTCCCTCGTAATAGTTTCTTCTGACAGAAACTATCTTTTCAGAATCTTGATCTATGGTTATAACATAAGGGAGTCTGACCATGTTCTCGTCATCTTCATCCTCAACACCATCGATTCCAACAAATGCCTCATAGACATGCATCTCCAAAAGAGTGACGATGTTATCTTGTGTCCCAGAGCTTATGCCCTCAACATCTTCATTAACAGCATCCATATAACTGGATCCATCACCTGAATATTCTATGGGCAGATACCAACCAGACTCGACATACATATTATAATCATTCTTTGGCATTCTGATGACATGGGTGTATCTGGGTGATGTGTAGAGATCTGTACTCTCTGGTGCAACAACAAAGTCCTCGGCTTTGACAAACTTGGCACACTGCCTATCTTTGTTCGCATCCCACCAGACCTTTTTAAAAGTCTGACCAACAAGTGGCAACTGGAACAGCATCTGATCCAAGTCTGGAAAGTACTCTGGCATCTGCTCTTGTATTTGATAATTCATAAATTGCTTTACTCTGCGAGCTTGCTCTTCTGTCTCGTCATTTGGCTCACCGATTATAACTGTTTTGACTGGACCACCAGATGGGTAAAGCTCTGCGATCGCTCTGGCGTTAAATTGTGTTGCTGCCTCTGATATCATAGGGTGTACAACTGTGCTCAGACCTCTGCTTGCTCTCTCTTCATCGCTCTCCTCAAGACCACCCTCTGGATCCAAAGTCTCCAAACCTTTTTTGTATCTTTCTTCCCAATCTTTTCTTGCTTCTTTGTCATTGTTGTAGTCAGATACTAATGACGATGCTTTCTTGTCAAGATCGCTTTGGTCTATTACCATCGCTAAGTTGGCATCAAACTCTGTTGGCTCCTCCTCAACGACATCAAGCATTGGATCTCCGATTAAAACATCATCGCCAAAATCTTCTACTTGTAGATTGTCTGGTGGAGCACCTTCAGCAAATGGGATTGGATCTTCAGCCATACATTGTCACCCTTCTCTTTTTTGGTTCGTCATCCTCCTCATAATCTTCTGAGTGAGTAACAAACCAACCTTTTCGCAGTCTTAACCATGCCTGAGTACAAGTGTCAACTATGTCGTCATTATCTCCTGCTGGAAATGCTGCACAAATGTCTATTAAATTTTTACTCCATTTTTTGTCGTAAGGAAAGTAAATTCTTCCATCTTCCAGAAGAGCAGATGCTGCATGAGCTCTTGCCTCCTTGTCTCGATCAGGAGAATAAGGGATTACAGGCACCCCTGCCATGCGTAAATCTTGCAACAAACTTTGGCCAGATGCTTTCTTTTCTATCAGAACAGCGTCTGGTTCATAATCCTCATATGACTCTTGTGCGATCTTTCTCAACTCTGGATATGTGACTCTGTCATACCACATGTCCAAGACTATGGCATTCATCTCGCCATTTTTGCGGAACACTCCCCAAGTTGTTCTAGCAGAGTATGATGATTTTTCTTTTGTCGAGAAAGCTGTATCCCAAGATTGTATAACATATTCTATGTCTGGTAGCTCATCTTTCTCCCATGGCACCCACCATTCAGCTCTTAATATTCCACCACCTTTGGGCATTGGTCGCTGTTGTAGTTGTCCTGCTGCAGCATAGGATCCAAGAGATCTCTCTAATTTTGATAATGTCCTCTCGTCAATCCTCTCTGGCCAAAGCAGATCTCCCTCTTTTGTTCTTGGATCTGTAAAGTTAAGGCTGGATCTTGCATGCGTTGGATGACCGACTTCATATCTTGCAGGAAGGCAAAGGTGATCCCAGTCATCATATTCATTAGCAAGTATATGTCCTGTCAGATCATTCTCATGGACTCTCTGCATTATAATTACAAAAGCACCAGTCTTTGGATCATTAAGTCTTGACTGCATTGCTTGATCCCACCAATCCAAAACACCTTGACGAACTGTTGAGCTTTCTGCCTCTCGAACATTGTGAGGATCGTCAATAACAATTATGTCGCCACCTTCACCAGTCAATGCACCATCAACAGAGGTAGCAATCCTGTATCCTGTTCTGCTGTTCTCAAATCTTTGCTTTTGATTTTGATCTGTTGTTAAATCAAAGCTCTGGCCAAAGTGTTGTTTATACCATTGGCTGTCTATCAGTCTCCTGCATTTAACAGAGTCTCTGACAGATAATGACAAAGCATAAGAGGCAAACAAAAATCTTTTTTGTGGCTGGATAGTCCAAGTCCATGCAGGCAAAGCAACAGCAACAGAGATAGATTTCATATGCCTTGGAGGAATATTTATTATTAATCTTTTTATGTCACCTTCAACAACAGCTTGCAAGTGCTCACTGATTGCGTCTATGTGCCAGTTGTCGTAGAACTCTCGTCCTGGTTCAATCGTTTGCCATGAGCTCTTGGTGAACTCCTTGAGAGATCTCTTCATCTTCTCCGCTCGGATCTCCGTCAATGACAGCGTGTTCAAGAACTCGTTCAATGGTGTTGAGGTCATTATCACTTAATCTGGAAATATCCAGAACCTTTCTCTCTTCAATTTGCGCTTTTACTTCTACTGCTTTCAGATCTGGGACACATTTGCCCAACAGAGTTTTTGCAGCCATGACTCTTAACTCTGGATCTGCAGCAATATTCCCTGCTTTGGTTGCAAGACCTTCAGAGTCTTTTGAGTAAACAGGAAACATCTCTTTGCCTTGCATAACTGCAGCAAGGAATCCAACAGGATCTGCTTGACCCATTATCCAATTAATTGTGGCGTGATGATTCCATTTGTAGGCAGTCTGTCTAGCTCTCTTTTGATTCTTCATAGGTTCAACAGACTTAAAACGACCATCCCATTTTTCTGGCTGAACAGGTGGTCCATCTTTCACTGGTCTCTTTACTATTGTTTTTTCACCAGTGTTCTTTTTCGGTCGTCCTCTTTTCTTTATCTCTTCTGGCATATTTAATTCCTTAAACCTTTGTTTCTGTGGCAAGCAGTTTGAACTAACTGTAAACGATTATAATTAATTTTTCTAAAAAAGAAAGCCCAGAATAAACTGGGCTAGGTTAAGGGAGGAAAGTATGATTATTAAATGTTAATCTTGAGCTGATTGAAAGTCAAGCAACATGCCAACAGTAACACAAGAGTTATTCTCTGTCCAGAGATCCTTGTCCCAACTCTCACATCCCAAGATCATATTAACAAAAATAAAAACGAGGATGAAAGCTACAGAGAGGGACAATGCCCCTCCCAATAATATTTCT